ACAGTGGAAGCCGTGATCGAAGTGTTCACAGCGCCGCCGTTCAGCGCGATAATGCCGTCTGTCGCGCCTGCGATCAGCGACAAGTCACCCTTGAACAGCCATTCAATGCGCTGCGCGATTTCAGCGATAGTGAAGATAATAGCTGTGCTGTCTGTGATCGTGCCAGGTTGCGTGAAGTCATTGTAAGAGCCGGACGCGCTGGCGAATACCCGCGTAGGGTGCGCAGGCGTAGCAGCATAGTACAAGCGGCCTCTGTAGAAGCAGCAGGCGTGCGGATAGTCGCCTGTGAGAACCTTCGCGCCCGTTCCGTTCGCCGTGTATGCGGTATAGCCGCTGCTGTCTATGTCAGCGACCTTGACGTTGTTGGCGTCAACGACAGTTGAAACGCAGGCCGTCCAGCCGTTCATTTGCGTCATGCCAGTTACGCCAGCGACAAGGAAGCGATCACCAACAGCGTAACCGTGACCAACAATCGTGAAGACAGCGCCAGTGGCATCTTTGGTAATGCCAGTGATTGCCTTTGTCGCCGCCCATGTCAGCGGGAACGGATCATTATTCCGGCTGAATGAAACCATCGTGAACATATCAGCGGCGGTTCTCTTCAGTTGCTGCGGCTCATGGCTGCTGTGCGTGATCACCATGAAGTCGCCGTTCTGCGTGAACTGGAAGTCAGCGCATTCAGCGAGAGTGAAAGGCGTTGTTACTGCCAAGTCGCTTCCGCTGTGCTGAACAAGCCCTACGTTGCCGCTTCCGTCATACGCCAGAAATTTAACTGTCGTGTTATAGAACAGGCAAATATATTGCTGCGTATTGTTGAACTTAAATTCGACCATGACGCAATTTTGAAACTGCAATATCTGTTCGAAGCCTGCGCGATAAATCGCATTGCCCTTGAAGTTCGTGATGAAGTTCTGAACAAGATCAGCGGCAGATTGATAAATGGGAAGATCGTATCTTCCCATCATGTCATGATCAACCTGGCCTCTTGCGAAGTTGTTGAATGAACTATCGAACTTCATTAGCTTTTGTCCGTTCTGTCAGGTGAACCATTAAAGCGAGCATCACGATATTTTGACCTATTGATCCTGATAGGCATGTTCTCTTGCGCGTTGAGGCCGGAAGCAACGTTGATTTGTGCAGGCAGCGCCGTCTTCAGCTTTTCTGCCTTCGCCGCGTCCTGCGTGATTGCCATGCAAGTATAAGCCGCCAGATAATCAGCGAGCAGCAAGACATATTCAGGGCTGAACTTGTTCACGTCTGTAATGTCTTTGATGAACCGGACAGGCATTCCGCTATCAAAGTTCTCATTGGTGAGAATTTTTTCACCTTCGACAGCGTAATTGTTTTCTTTGTCCTTTACTTCGCCAATCCCCAAGACCTTCAGGCAGTTTGTCGGCTTGTCAAATTGGTTGACGTACCCGAAGGCAGGCGAGTTTCCGTCCTGCGCAACCACTTCGCGCCCCAGCGCAAAGTTTGGCATCATAAGCTTCAGTGTGAATTGGCGGCAAATATCGTACCACTGCGAGAAGACAATCTCTTTGTCGTTTGTCGGCGTATCAATGTCGCTGACTGTGCCATAATTTCCAAGAGTTGAGAGGCCAAGATTACAAATATCTGATTTGCCGTTTACGCTCATGTTCCTTGCCCCTTCGGAAGAGAATAGGCCGCGCCTGCTATGGCACAAGCGCGGCCTAAACTTTTAGTGTGTGTTAGCTTCTTCGACTTCGATTTCGAGAGGAAGAACAGCGGAAGCCGCTGAACTGCCAGTGTTCAAACGAAGGATCAGATAGATACCACTTGGCGGCTGGCTTTCGCTGGTGAGCGAGAGCAGATCACCAATGTTCTTCGTGCGGTCAAGAGAAGTGTTCAGCGTGAACAACAACTCGCGGTATGACAGAGCCGAAGAAAGGTCAACGCCGTTCCACAGTTCGTCACCCGTTGCGCCAGCCGTCAGCGAAGTGAACGTGCCGTCTTCGTTCTTTTTATAGAACCCAAGGTCACAGTCATTCGCAGAAGTCAGAGCAGGAGTTGCGCCCTTGATACCAACGATCCGGCTGTCAATCGTGAGATTGCGAGCGAGAACGAAGGTATCGCCGTTCGTATGACCAACGCCAGTGGACGTGAGTGTCCGGCTGAAGTTGATCTTACGGGTTTTCTTCCCTGTCGAGAAGGCTGGGTCTTTCGGATACGCAATGTAACCGTCAGAGTGATATACCGTACCAGTCATTTTTTTAGTTCCTTTCTTTTAGAGATTAAGCAATGCGTTGAACAACGATATTGCTGTTGATAAACACGCTGGTAGTGTCGGCGTGGCTCGCGTTTTGTGCGAACTGAACCGTCAGGTTGCCAGCAGTGCTTACAACAACCGTTCCCGCGATAGCTGCGTCAGTCGTGACAGCCGTAGCTGCTGCAACTGCGTTACCCATCGTGGTAGTCGTTGTGTGTGCGCCGTGAGTTGTGCCGTTCGTCTGATCTCCGGTATAGACGCAAGAAGTGGTTGTCCCGCTATAAGCGAGAGCCAACTTCAGGCCGCTATTTGCCGTTGAAACAGTCTGCAAGTACACTTCGACAGCGTATGTGCCAGGCAGCAGTGCCACTGACATGCCCGTTACGTTGGTCAGCGTGGTTCCGGTTGTGCCGGAAGTCGCGCTGATCGTAGCGGTACATATAGCCCCAAGGCACGCGCCAACACCCTTGCTCGTAAGGATATTAGCGGTTGATGCGCCTGGGTCTTGAACAGTGAGCGTTGTCGCCTGCCCCATTGCCGCGAAGTTGACCGCTACCGCCGTATTTCCGGTTTGATCGGAAATAGTGACGGCAAGGTTCCCCTTCGAAGCTGTCGTGGGATAGACGTTCAGCGTGCCAGCAGTCCCTGAAGCGCCTACGTTGTGCGTAGCTGCTGCAAGGGTTGTGGCGTTCACTGTCGTGACGTTGGCAGTCGTGCCTGTCAGCGTGGTAATGGTTGCCGAAGTGATCGTGCTGATCCCCTTCGAGCCGTCCAGTACCAGCGCCTTCGAAGCAGCGGCTGTGCCTGCGGTAACTCCCGCGAGAAACGCAAGCTGGGCGGCTGTGTCAGTACCCAGCAAGGTTTCAAGAGCAGTTACCCGCCTTTCAAGAATGTGAGACATAGTTTTTTACTCCTTTCCTGAAACGCGGCTTAAAGTGTCGTGGTTACGATTTGAACCTTAACACCCTCAAGGCGCATAGCGTTGATCCAGAAGTCGATAGTCAAGTCCCAAGAGTTTACCTTGTTCGGAGACTTTTCGACAGTCATGGCAGCAAGTTCCATAGCCATCAGAATGCTGTCAGGAGCCATGACAACGCAAGAGCGTGTCGAAGCGCCTTCGGGCAGGATCGGATTGACTACGGTTACACCGCCGTTGACAGAGCCAGCAAACATATGAATGCCATATGTGCCTGCCATCTGCATCACGCCCTTTTCAACTGGCTTGCCAGTGATGTAAAGGCTATTGATGAACTCGGTTTCGCCCATCAGTGACGTGTTCTCTTTGCCTGTCACGCAAATGACAGACTGCGAGTAAACATCATACGGAACATCATTGTTGATGTAGTTCTGTGTGATGGATTGAACAGTCGAGTAGACGAAGCCGGACGTACCGTCAACCGTCAACACGCCGTCAGTAGCCGCCGAAGTGGAAGTAGGGGCTGCATCGGGAGCGCCAGTCAGAACAGCGCCGACAGCGGCAGAAATCGCAATGCGATCAATGACGCGTTCTTTTGCGTTGTTCAACTGCGTCAGAATGTCTGACGTGGGGTCTTTGATCAGTTCGTTAATGTCGTTCTTCGCGTCCAGTTGAACTGTCAGCGTGAAACGGCGTTTGGTGAACTGGCGGTTGTCCAGGTTGTAGTCGCTGTATTGCTTATCGGGGTTACGGGTTGTAACTTCGACAAGTTCAACACGACCAAGGCGAGCCTGGTTCGTAGTTTTACCTTTTGAAGGCGCAAAGCGAATGACCTTGCTGGCGACCAGCTTGGAATTCGTTTGTTGAGTAAGAGCATAGAAGCTGTCCTGGAAGTTCAGAAGAGCGCCCTGATCAATACTCGGAGAGATCGTCATAGATTGGCCTGACATTTGTTTACTCCGTTGTTGAGTTGATGTTGAACGTTATGTTTTGATTTCTCGAAAACGTGTCCGTTGAACGGGGCTTTCTGGCACTTAATGGCTGCTTAACCAGGACGCAGGGCTTGTGACAGCGTGTCTGCTATTAAGGAGTATAGCGCGGTATATAGATACCGTCAAACGGAAAAGGGACGGCTGTTTTAAGGCCGTCCCTTCCCCCCGTGGCAAAGCCCGTGAAAGCTTTATTTTGCGCTAAACAGCGCCTTATAAAGGTCTGCGTGCGTAATGCAATCATCATAT